AATTGTCCTATCAAACTTTCTTGCTTTTTGACTATGAATGGCTAATCCTATTCTGTTCCTTAGATTTGTTAATATTCTATAATTAATATCGTTTTCTTTTCTTTCTCTTTCGTATTCGTTTCTTTGTTCTTTATGTGTTTCTCTGTATTGCTTCTTTTTTATTTTTATTTCTTCTTTATGAGTTTCTCTATATTCTTTCTTTTTTGTTTTTATTTCTTCTTTATGAAGAACCCGATAATTTTTTCTTTCTTCTAAAATTTTTTCTTTATTTTTTCTATAATAATCATCCATATAACTCTGTCTTATTATATACTCAATTTGATGAAGTTTTAATTTAAACATTTTTGCTAAGTCTTTTTGATAATAATTACCAGTTGCATACAATTCTTTTATTTTTTCTTTTGAGTTTTTGTCTATCATTTTTTCCTCTATTTTTATTATACAAAATTTTTTCTTTTTAGTCAATTTTTTTATAAAAGTTTTTTCAAGATAAAATATATGACAGAACAAGAGATAGCTTTTTTAAAGAGTTTGGAGCATAAACTAGAATATTATAATATTTGTAATTATAAGACTGGAAAAAAATTAACGGTAAGGGAATGTTTGCCTTATGCAAAAAATAAGTTTGTAAAAACCAGATATAATGATGGCTCGCCAGATGAAATTATAGATATAGGAATTGAAACGTTTTTATATAAATGTTCACCAGCTCTATTTATTGAAAAGTATGGCAAGTTTGAATTACCAGGATATGGAGATTTTTCTTGCAAGAGCTTGTATTATTTTCAAAAAGAAATCTTAAAAGATTTTACCAAATGGAAGAAAATCGTTTTAACTAAAACTAGACAGGCTGGTTTGTCTACTCTCACTAGTTTAATCTTCTGGTGGAAAGCTGTTTGTTTTCCAAAAGAATGGCTAGTTATTATTTCAAAAGACGGTAAGAGTAGTCAAGACTTCTTGGAAAAAATAAAATATAATCTTCCTAATATTCCAGAATGGATGGGAGTTAAGCCAGTAAAAAATAATGTAAAGGGATTAAGTCTTACTAATAATTCTAAAATTGATAGTTTTGCAAGAAGTAAAACGGCTGGTCGTGGAACTACACCTACTATGGTCGTTTTGGACGAGGCTGCGTTTTACGGATATTTGTCAATCATTGAAGGAATTGTTTCATCAGTAATGCCATCTTTGGCACGCTCAAGTGGAACGTTGCTTGTAATCTCAACTCCAAATGGTAATGCAGAAGGCTCAGAAGGGTATTGGTATTACAAGCAAGTTCGAGATTTGCAAGAAGCTGGTGGACATGATAAACTTTCAGTTCTTTATGATGTTCGTTGGTGGGAAATTACAGATATTGAAGGACTTACACCTTATAAAGGATATAATGAAAAAGTAAAGAGTTATATAGATAGAGATTATTTTAATCATCCAGAAGTAAAAAAAGAAGCAAACGATTTCTTTATGCCTATTGCAAAAGAGCATTGGAAAGAAAATGATTGGCTGTCATTCCAATATAATTCTTCTGGAAAAGTAAAATACATGCAGGAAATTTTGCAGAACTTTGTTATTACTGGTAATGCAGTATTTTCTGACGAAGTATTAACAAGAGTTCAAGAGAAAGTTTCTATTCCCATTGAAAGAGATACAATTAATGAAAGACCACTTACTGGATTATGGGTTTGGCAGCAACCAATTATTAATCACAAATATATTATGAGTGTAGATATTGCAAAAGGAAGTGGAGATGATAGCAGCTGTATTCAAGTTCTAGATATGTTTACTTATGAACAAGTGGCAGAATTTTCTGGAAAATGCACTACTATAGATTTAGCCAATTATGCTTATAGGATTGGAGAAAAATATAATTGGGCATATGGAGTAATAGAATGTAATTCAATTGGAGAATCAGTATTTAACGAATTGTTTTATAATTTAAATTATCCAAATTTATTTACTCAAAAGAAAAGCAAAAATGGAGTAGAAGTTTCTTCTGGCTGGATTACTACTGTAAAAAGTCGTGAACTTATAACTAATAAGTTTATAGATTTTTACTACGATGAAACAATGTGGAATAATTTTCATCCACATTCCGAAAGACTGTATGAGCAAATGAAGTATTGGGTATGGAAAGGTGGAAGACCAGACCACTCTGGAAATACTCATGATGATAATATTATGGCTATGGCAATTGGATTGTTTAATATAGCCGATGGAATTAAAAAAATTCGTGGAGAAGACGATTTGTTTTTTATTGGTGAAAATGGTCAAGATATAACTACTAAAGACAATATTTCTACTATTTATACCGAAAAGTTATTTTCTACAAGAAGAGATGATAAGTCTCTTTCCAAGGAATTTTATGAAGCAGAAGAAAAAAAAATGTATCAGAAAGCTGGGCTTGATCCAAATAACAAAGAAAGTGCTTCGCTTTATAAATGGCTTTTAAACTGATAAGATAAAGTTAAGGAGTCAAAATGATAATCAACGGAAAAGAAGTAACGGTAGACTATAAAAGTGCTGCTCAAATTCAAGACAAAATAAATACAATACCAAATATTCCAGACAATTCTAAGAGAGAAGTAAGTAAGAAAGAACAGAAAGAATTAATTGATTCTTCTTCTGGCATATTTGAAAGTTTTGATGGTTATGGTATGAATAATAATGTTCTTCTTACTGGTAAAAAATCTAAAGAGAACAGAAAAGATTATTATGCAACCTATCAAGAAATGGATGAAAGCAATTTTATTCATCGTGGTCTGCAAATGATTGCAGACGATTGCACTCAGAAGAATTCTGAAGGGCATACAATAAAACTATATTCTGATGATGATGAGATTAAAGAAATCTTGGAAGAGTTGTTTTATTCCAGATTAAATATTGATAAAGAACTTTGGTCTATTTTCTATGAAACTTGCAAAATGGGAGATAATTTTTATGAGGTTATTCCAGATAGCTATAAAAATCCAACTATGGTTGCAAGAATTAGATACCTTGAACCAGAAAAAGTAAACAGAATTGAAAAGAATGGAAAGCTCGCTTTTTATACTTATACAACTTCATTAGTAGATGAAGAAAGCCTTGCTTACTCTGGAGAAAAATATACTAAAGCTGATAATGAAAAAATCGTTTATAGACTAGAACCTTGGCAAATAATTCATTTCAAGATTACTGATAAATGTTTCCATCCATATGGTGGTTCATTGTTAAAAGCTGGAGTAAAGGCTTTTAGAAGATTGCAGTTGCTTGAAGATGGAATGACTATTTATAGATTAGCAAGAGTTCCAGAAAGACGTGTATTTAAAATTGATTGTGGAAACTTGCCACAGTCAGAAGCAAACAGACAAGTTCAAAAAATTAAGGACAATTACAGAACTTCTCAAATTCTTGATGATAGAGGAAATATAAACAGACAAGCGTCTGCTTTGTCATTGACTCAAGATATTTTTATTCCTATTAGACAAGGAGATAGTGGAACCACTATAGATACTCTTCAAGGTGGAACAGCATTAAATAATATTGATGATATCAGATATTTTAGAGACCAAGTTTTGTGGACTATGAACATTCCACCAGAATATCTTGGATTTACTTCTGACCAGTCTGGAGGAAGTCAAGGAAGAGGAAGTCTTGCAATGCAAGACATTAAATTCAGTAGATTTATTGAAAGAATTCAATATAGCATTGAGGAAGGTCTTATTAAAATCGCAGCTATTGAACTTTTCTTTAAGAAGAAGAAAAGAAGTGATTTGAGAAATTTTAAAATTGAGCTTACTCCACCATCTAACATTAAAGAACTTATGGATTTGGAGTATACTACTCAGAAAATTAATCTCATTCAGTCAATGCTTACAACTCAGTTATTCCCAAAGAAATTTATTCTTCAGTATGTAATGAAAATGAATAAAAAAGAAATTGATAATCTATCATTCTTTAAAGAACTTGAAGACCAAAGTGTTGCTGCTCAAGATAACGCTGCTGCATTAGGTGGTGGATTAGGAATGGGCGGAATGTCAATGACTTCTCCAACTACAACAGAGCTTCCACCAGAACAACCACAGCCAGCAGCTTCTATTAATACAGAAGAGCTGGAAAAGAAAATGGTTAAATTGTTTGGAAAAGACATTCTTATTGAAAACAAGGAAGACTTTGTAAAACTTATTAAAGCAGCAGAAAACTATAATAAATCTCTTAAACATAATAAGAAAGAAACTATTATAAAAGAAGAGGATAGTTCTGATTTTATAAAAACTATTTCTAATATTATCATGGATGAGAAAGAAGTAAAAATTGATGATGGAAGAGTTATGAGTTTGTTTGTAGAAAATGAGCTTGGTGGTCTTGATTTTATTAAAAAATCATTCTTTACTTATTTGCCAGGAAAGAAGAGAACAAGTATGAAAGCATTAATTTATGAAGAAAAGGAGCACCAATTTTAATTATGCAATACGAAAAAACTTTAAGTAAAATTTTAAAAAGACTTCAGCAGGAAATTCCAGAAGCAGAAAAAGGAGATTTGCTTGAAACACAAAAAACCATTTATCCTTCTGGAAAAATTCCTAGAGAAGACAAAAATATTATCATTGATTGTACTGAAGTGACTCCACCGCTTGCTTGTTCAAAAGAATGGAAAAAATCCCTTCTAAAAGAAAAAGCGTCTCTCTGCCAGATTTATAAAGATTTTGACAGAGGAGATATTCTCAGAATAAAAGAAGTAGAAAAAGGATATTTGGTTGTAGAAAACATAAGCATTGACAAAGAATTTAGAAAGGATTTTAAAATAGGAAAAATGGAAATTGCAAAGAGAAACTTTTCTTTAATAAGAAGAAAAAGTATTGAATTAATAAGAGTTTTGGAAAAAATGGGAGAAGAAAGTTAAAAGTATAAGTATGGAGAAATAATTATGGATATAAAGAAATTTAATAATGCTCTTTTGATGAGCAATAGAAATATAGAAAAGCTCGCAAAGAAGTTTGTTAATGGTTCAAGCAATGCAGTAGTAATGGAAATGTTTGATGATAAGTGTTTCCTCGCTGACCATACTACTGGACAGATTTTTGAAGCAGATTATTCTTTCGATGGTTCTACTTTTGTATTTGAAAATTTTACAGAAATTGAGTTCGAGAATGATGATAATTCTCTAAGAGAAGCAATTTCAGATTATTTTGACGACAAAAATGTTGACCTTGTAGATATTTATGAAAATTCTACAGAAATGAATTCAGACGTTTTTGAAAATTCTCTTGCAGAAGCTCTTGCTTCTAAAAATGTTGAGAACGTAATTGATTATTCTCCTCTTGTTGGAATCAATGAAGAGATTGAAGATGCAAAGAAGACAGAACTTTTTGAAGAGTATTCAAAGAGAATTCAAGACAAGCCAATGGGTTCAATTAAGTATTTTAACTGGAAGACACCAGTTAAGGTATCAGTTCTTGACGAAGATGAAAATATTATTTTGAACAAATCAATTTTTGCAAAGGCAAAAAAGCTTCGTTCAGATGTAAACTTTAAGAAAACTCTTAAAGAAGCAGCACATACACATTTGGAAGGCGATTCTTCTCTTTTGGAAGAATTGCTTTCTGAGAACGAAAGTATTGTAGCTCTTGACGAGCATGAGTTGCAGGAGTTGGTTGGTTTCTCTGTAATTGGCGACAAAGAACTTATGGATAACAGAAAGGCTATTGTAGAAAGCATTGAAGATATGATTTTTGCTGACCCAGCTCTTAGCGAGAAAAAGTCAATTGTTGAAGCTGAAAAAGCAAATTCAAATGGAGATACTTCAGAAGAAGTAGCTGGTCCATCTGAAAAGGATATCGAAGCAATTAAGGCAGCTCTTGAAAAAGCAAAAGAAAAGGCTCAGGCTTGCTCTGCTTGTGATAAGCTCGTTGCAAAGATTGATGATATTATTGGACATATTTCAGAAGCAGCTGAAAATGAGAGTGTTGATGTCAATGCTCTTAAAGAAGCTGTAGAAATTCTTAGCTTGTAATATTTTTTAATTATAGTTTAAGCACCACATATTAATGTGGTGTTTTATTTTTTAAGTTAATTCAAGAGGTTTTTATGTTAAGTGCAATTGAAATATTAAATAATATACCAGCTAAACAAGCAAACTTAAATAAACAAATTGAGCTCGTTTCCATTAAAAGAAGAATTAAGAAAGCAGCAGAAAACCAGATTAGTAGCATTTTGGATGAAATTAGTTATATGAATAGAGATATTTCCAGAAATCGTTGTGATATGCTTCCTTTCTCTGCTGAAGAAAAAGAAATGCTTGCAAACGAGATTAAAAATCAGTTTATGGAAATACCAAATAAACTTGCAGAAGAACTTAAGAAATTCTTTGAGTCCGTAAATGCTGTTGCTACGACTACAACAGATCAGAAAGAAGAAAATTCAACAGAACCAGTTGAAGAAAATAAAATTTCAGCTTTTGGGTATTAATATATGACTATAAATCAATTACTTGAAGAAGAACTGATTGTTGAAAAAAATCTTTCAGTTATAAATAAGAAAAAA